ATCCGTTGGGACTTTGTAGAAGACTTTAAGTACAGTATTGAAGAGTACGAACGTATTGACCAAGTAGAACTTGATCTTCTCCTCGCTGATGAGAACATTGAGATCATTGGTGACCTACAGTTCGAGAATGAGATCACTGGTCTAGATGCGATGGGTGGCGGTGGAGATGTAGAACTTGTCTACGTTGATGTACGCCTACGTCGTAAGACTGATAAGTCTCGGGTTAAGATGACTAACATCCCTCCTGAGAACTTCCGTATCTCTCGTGACGCATCATGCATTGAAGAAGCCGACTTCGTTGGTATTCAATCTGAGATGAGCCGTTCTGACATCCGTCGTGAATGGCCTGAAGTAGCAGATAACATCGACAACTGGGATGAGCTCGGCTCTGACCAAGGTTGGTTGTCTGGAACTCCTCAAGATGTATCAGCACGTAAGTTGGTTACTGGCCAAAGCTCGTACACTGACACTCCAAATGATTTTGGTCTAGAAGCTAACCGTGAAGTTACCGTAACTGAATGCTGGATCCCAGTAGATCGTGATGGTGACGGCGTAGCTGAACTGAAGCACTTCATCATTGTTGGCAATCATATTCTCTATGAAGAAGATGTTGACAGTGTTCCACTTGCTTCTCTTAGCCCAATCGATATCCCGCATGAGTTCTATGGTATGTCCATGGCAGACTTCTCGCGGTCAAGCACACTCGCATCTACAGCAATCCTTCGTGGTTTCATTGAGAACACTTATCTCACTAACTACTCTCCGAAGCTTGCTGATCCTAACGTTGTTGATTTCTCTGCTCTTCAGAACATGAAGCCAAAGCAGATCATCCCAACTAACGGTAACCCTAACAACGCAGTTGCTCAGCTTCCACCTGAAGCTATCAGCTCCGGTACTGTTCCTTTACTCCAGCATATGCAGGTTATTAAGGAACAAGCGACTGGTATGAGCAAAGCAGCTCAGGGTCTACAGGATGAGTTGTTTGTCTCTGGTAACAGCCAAGCTAAGCTTTCACAGGTACAATCTGCTTCACAGCAGCGTATCCAGCATATCGCTCGTCGTTTCGCTGAGACTGGACTTAAGCGTCTTGTCACAGGTATCTACAGCACCATGCGTGAGCAGCTACAAGTCAACATCAAGTATTTGGATGGTTCAACCTTCCGTGATGTAGACGTTAAGAAGCTCCCACGGGAAATGGAATGTGAGATCTTCTTGGACTTAGGCGAGAACAGTAACTCTAACCTTATTGCAAAATATGGTCAGGTTGGTTCTCAGATCCTACCGTCTCTCAACCAGCAAGGTGCGGGTATGGTTATTAAACCAGAAGCTCCAGCCGTGCTTGCCACTAAGCTCATTGAAGCTATGGGGCTCGACAGCAATGACTTCCTTGAAGACTACACTGCTGATGAGTTCAAAGAGAAGGCTGCTAAGAACGTCGAAGAGCAATCTAAGAAGAGCATGGAGTCTCAAGAGTTGGAGATGCGTAAAGTCAACGCTGATATCGATCTTGCAGAAGCTAACGTTGATTTCACGAAGTCCCAATCACGGAACACATCTGAAGACAACGCACGTTCGCTCGCTATCATGTTGGACAAGCATCACCAGGAATGGGCAGATCTCGCGATCAAGGCAGCAAAGGAAGGCATGCAGCCTCCAGTGAAGCCGAGCATCGAGGAACTTGTAGAGCTTGCTAAGACTCTTATGAATGCTGCAGCAGAACAAGAAGCGCCTGCTCACCAAATGCCAGACGGCACTACTATGCCAGGCGAATCACATCAAGAAGGTCCTGAAATGATGGAACAACTGATGCAACAAAACCAATAAGGAAACTAAATGGATAAGTATCGGAAGTCGGCCGAGAAGAGGCTCGATCCCAAGAAAGTACATCCCGACGCTCTGGCGAAGGAGGCTCTAGTTAATGCAGCCTTCGCCACACGCGAGCGTGAGATGTTCTTTGAAAGTGCTTACGGGGATATCCTCGTACAGTATTTCATTGAATGGCTGAAAACAGAACCACATGAGAATAAGACGCGAGAGTTTATCTATAACTCTGCGTTGGCTCTAGGCGACGTTAAAGCTAAGATGGTCCAGTACGAGATGTACGGACGCAATATCCCTTATATGGAAGGAACTGAGGACAATGGCTAATCAACCTATTAATTACACTACTCTACTCAAGAACGTAGAGCAGATGATCAACTTACTCGAGTATGACGCAATGCGATCATCCGGTAAGGCAAAAGTTAACGTGCATTCTATTCATGCTCTTTATCAACTTGCTGAACGATACCACGAGATGCTCACCAAACCGGTTGAGCCCGTAGTAGTCAAGAAGCAAGCTAAGAAAGACGTGGAGGAATAAGCAAAATGAATACAAAAGCAGAAGGTACTCTACCCGCAATGGATGATATGCCAGCAGCTGAACCGACAGAACAATCACTCCTTGATGCCGTTCTTCGTGGATCCGAATTTCTAAAGGGTCCTAACGATGTGCCGCTACCAGATGAGGACGACTTTGTTGAGGTTCCGGAAGAGTTTGAATACGACGACGACGATTCAGACGAAGCCGTTAGTGGAGAGGAGAGCGAGTTCGAAGATGACGGAGACGAGTATGAGGATGCCGGTGATGAGCCCGCTACCCAAGATGATTCAGTCTTTACTTCTGAGGATCTCGATCTAGACGCGAAGGTCATGGTCAAAATTGACGGTGAAGAACGCGCCGTATCTTTCGGGGATCTGTTAAAAGGATTCCAGACTGATGCACACCTCTCGAAACAAGGTCGTGAACTAGGCGAAGCACGCAAGGCACTTGATGAAGAACGCACTGAACGCATGGGTGAGCTTGAAAAAGCTTCCGAGCTTTCAAACGCTGTCCTCATGGGTGCTGAGCAGGTTAAGGCAAAGCAATTCCATGAAGTCGAGGCTGAAATCAAAAAGGCTCGGGCTGATGGGAACACATATGAGATCAATGACCTAAAAGACAAGCGTGAACAGATCCAATCGGAATACTGGGAAGCGCGACGTAACCGTGAAGGTATGCAAGAGTCGTGGGATACTAAGAAGAAGGCAGATGCTGATGCTCTACTACAGACACAGCTTGCTTCATTCTCTGAGACTATCCCAACACTCATTCCGGACTTTAGTGACGAAGTTGCTACCTCTATCCGGGATTTTGCTATCGAACAAGGAATTGAGGAAGGCCTCCTCAGCTCTGTAGTCGATCCCATGGTCGTCAAGTTTATTGATGATTATCGCCGCCTTAAGCAAGGTGTTAACAAGGGAACAGCTAAGCGTAAAGCAGCCCCTGCAAAGAAGGCAATCCCTGTTAAGAAATCTAAGTCAACTGCTAACAAGAAGCAGAATGCTGAATCTATGCGGAAAGCTCGTGCGTTCAAAGAGAACTCGAGCAGCGAAGATCAAATGGCATTCTTGCGTGACTTTGCAAGCAAATCTCTCAATCAACGATAAAACTCTAGGAGTATTTTACAATGACAACTACAATTGGTGGACGCGGTACAGCCGGTCCAGGTGGTCCAGTACGCGGTACAGGTGCTAACGTTTCCCAACGTGAAGACCTCGCAAACTTTATCACAATGATCACTCGTGACGAGACTCCGTTCTTGTCTTCGATTGGCAAAACAAAAGCTAAAGCAATCTACCACGAATGGCAGACTGACGAGCTGAACACACCAGGTGACTCGCGGATTGGTGAAGGCCAAGACTACGTTGCTCCTGATGGCAGCGGCTTGGCTGACGTATCTCCTACAGTAACTCCAACCGTTGGCGCAGTATTCGCCGTTGGTGGTGCTACTCGTACACGTCTCGGCAACTACACACAAATCAATGGTAAGACAATCGCCGTATCAGGCACCCGTCGCGCTGTTGACCAAGCTGGTGTTGCAGATGAGTACGCTTATCAGCTCAAGAAGCGTGGCACAGAAATGCGCCGTGACATCGAGCATGATATCGTGAACACAGGCAACGTTTCTAACGCTGCTGGTACTTCCGGTAACCCAGGTGCTCGCACCATGGGTGGTTATCAGGCTTTCATCAACGATAGCTCTACTGTTTCCTTCGCTGGTACTGGTGGTTCTGTTACTGCTGGTTCTTCCGATGGTACCGGTGTTATCACTCTGGCCGACCAGTCAGCACGTGGCGCGTTGGCTTTGTCCGACGTTGACGCAATCATGCAAGGCATCTACGAAGAAGGCGGCAAGGCATCTAAGATCATGCTGTCTCCAAAGCTTCGTCGTGACTTCTCTGACTTGATGCAGACTGAGACTAACGTTCGTCGTAACATCGATGCAGACGGTACACTTCGTCAGTCCGTAGACATCTACATGTCTGACTTCGGTGAGCTGATGGTTGTTCCTAACTACATCATGGGTTTGAACGCACCAGCTGTTGGCGCGTTTGGCGGTGGTGCTGGTAACGTAGCTAACTGGGGTAACTCCTCCGCATTGATCTATGATCCAATGTGGTTCGCAGTTGCTACCTTGCGTCCTATGCAGGAAGTTGAAGTCGGCCAGAAGGGTGACTCTACTGCTGGTATGTTCGTAGAAGAGTGCACACTTGAGGTTAAGAACCCTAAAGGTTGTGGCGCTATCTATAACTTGGTCTAATTAGACCTCTGGGGAGAGGGAGAGTTTTCTCCTTCTCCCCTATTTTATTTCACATTATTAGGAGAAAGAATAATGTATGTAATCCAAGGAACATTGCCAGCGAATACGTTCGGCTCTAACCTAGTTACCGATATAATCATGTTGCCGGCTGAATCCTGCGTATGGCAAATCTCAGCAGCTGTGAATGGTGGATACTCTATCAACAGCGTATACTACACGCAAGCTAACGCAGACGTTTTGGTATCAGCGGCACAGTTCGGGTCAGTCAGCAAGACTGGTCGCTTTGTAAAGCACACAGTATAATATAAGGAGAAGAGGACATGGCTAAATGGAGAGTTAAACCCAGTCAAGACGCACGGTCGTCTATGACAGGAACTTTCGAGTACGATTCAGGAACTGTAGGTGGAGAGCACGCGTGGAGCGTATCTCAAGACGTCAAGCCTTTCCTTGAACAGGCAAAGGTTGATAGGGAGCTTCAAAAGACCGGATCAAACGGTATG